GGTAGCTCATCGCGCTCGCCCATTGGCCTCTTTTTTAACGGGTTCAACTTTGCCATAGGCATCGCAGCCTGCATGTTTGCTTGACTTACAACTGATCAGCAAGATCGACAGCAGGATCACTGTTAGAATTTTCATAATTATCTTTTTCAAATTTTAATCCCCACATGAGACCTATCATTGCCATCTCCCTCTCAGTCTGTTTTTTTCTCATGCCGAGGTTCTTTTTCAAATAGGCTTGTCCGAATTTTTGCCACTCGTCGTATTGGCTTTCTGTTATGGTCCAGTCGTTGTACCATGCATCTTTCCTATTCACGATGTCTTCGAAAGTAACTTCATGGCCAGCAAGCCTGAACATCTCGTTTATCAGGTCGACTATTGAGTCATCTATCTTTTGTTGTCTGCTTCGACGTTTTGCCATCTTTTCTAGTTTTTAATTAGTGTACAATATTCTGGTATAAACTAAAAATCGTAATCGACTAAGTCTATCATTCCCTGTACAGAGTCTAGCGCATCCCTTAGGTTGGTGTGTTTAGTCGTCTTCCAGTGAAACGGGGTCTTGTTATTGTTTTTCACGACGCTGATCTTACCTGGAGACTTTAGGTTTAGCGAGTCCCTTAGTGAGTCTTCGTTTCTCCAACCTATCTTTACTCCCTTTAGGTTTCCATCGTTCCATTCTATTCGGTAGAACATGTCTGATAAAAACATCATCTCTGCTCCTGGTCTCACTTCTATTGAACCCATGACGTGAGCTGCGTATAAAGGTTTCTTACCCTTTTTGGGTTTGCCCTTTATCAACACGATTGCATTGTGTTGCACCGACTCGGTGATTTGCTCAAAACTCAATAGGTGTTTCATACTAGTTTATTTATTCGAAAAGATAAATAAAACAAAAGATTGGCTTTGAGTAAGGCAGTAAGTTTTAGAAATTTTTTATTAGAAGATTTTGAGTATCATAAGGAACTTTGCCCTAAGATTTGGGACGCATCTACTGGAGCGGGTGGACAGTTCAAGATAAAGCCTGAAATCAGAGAAAAACTGATGTCGATCGCCAAAGACTTTTGGAGTTCCCTAAAGCTTGAAGTAAAAGTATTAGATGTTCAGTTGACTGGTTCGCTAGCAAACTATAACTGGACGATGGCTTCTGACTTAGACGTTCATATCATAATAGACTTTGCAGACGTAAATCCAGACATAGAACTAGTCAGAAAGGCATTAGACGGTCAACGCTTCGTTTGGAACCTAAGACACCCAGTAATCATTAAAGAACACGACGTTGAATGCTATATTCAACACAAGGATGCACAGCACAGAGCGTCTGGCTTATATTCTTTGTTAAGAGACAGATGGATAGTCGTTCCTTTCTATAATCCACCTAAGGTTGATGATCGAGATGTTAGTGAGAAAGCTAGAGTCATAATGAAAGAAGTCAAAGAGGTAGAGAAGAAAGCTAAATCGGCCAGCGGCGAAGAAGCTAGAGAACTTCTGGATTACTTAGAAAGATTCAAGGCAAAGATAATGGCAGATCGAAAGTTTGGTCTATATGATACTGAAGCTGGGGAATACTCAGTAGAAAACCTAGTCTTTAAGGAACTTAGGAAGAATGGAACTATTGAAAAGATAGTTGACTTAGCTTCCGAGCTTTATTCTAAGATCTATTCGGAATAAATAATAAAAAAATACATCACATGTATAAGTATTTTGACTTTAAAAAGATATTCGAATCAGAGAGCGCTATGATGCCGGAAGACGGTGCTACACCGACTATTTCTGAACCTAAAATGACTACGGTCGACCTAAAGAAGATGAATGCTACTAGCAAGCTTCACCTTCTTTTGACTGGAACCGAAGTCGATCAGCTCAAGACTCAAGGATTCTTAAACAAGACTGCGGAATGGAAAGAGGTAGAAAACGAGACAAAGATCGTTCCTATGCAAGTATCTTTGTACAACGCAGACTCAGGTAAACCTTCACCTACTGCAGAGGACGGAGTACTTATGCTCACCATAACCAATCAAAAGCTTGACGAGATCCTTTCAGGAATCGAAGGAGGAAATAAGGTAGAGACGGAGATTCCTTCTACCGATAAGACTTTAGAAGGTCAGCCTGTTCAAGTTTCCCTAACTCGGGAGATCGATATAACTAGCGTAAAGCCTGGAGAAGTTGCAGTACCTGCAAGCCAACAACAATTAGAGGAGCCGATGCCTGCATCAGTCGAAGGAACTATTGGAGAGTCATTCAAAGGACTCATGAAGTTCAATCAATTCGTAAACGAGTCAAGAAAAAAGGAAAAGATAACTTCTGAAACTATCGCTAAAGAGCTTAAAAAGCTTGAAGGAAAGAGCAAGAAGAAAGAAGATATGAAGAAGGCTTCTAAACCAAACAAAAAACAAAAATAAGATGAGAGTTAACGAATGTTCTTGTGGCTGCGGTGGAACCAGCACAAGCTGTAAAAACCACGAGCTGGACAGCTATATGTTTTTTGGAAACCTTCAGATAATCAAGAGATCAATAGATGCGTTGATGCAGATGTCGCCAGAACAAGTAGACGCAATATTGAACGACGGCCATGACTGGGCAGCAGATCACATCGCAACTTCAAAAGACGATATACAGGAAGTAGCTGACTTCTTCGTCAACAAAATGATGAAAGGCTCTCACTCAAAGATAATGATGATGGGAGACGATGCTCGTCTAATGGACACCCATGCCATGAAATCCTTCGAAAGCTTCCTAGTCGAGAGCAAGAAGACCAAAAAGAAGCAGGATCAAGACTCTGATGGAGACAACGATTTCGCAGACGCTAAGATTGCTCAATACATGAAAGGCGGTATGTCTAAGGCTGAAGCCATCAAGAAGTCTCGCAAGTTTAACAAATAGGCTCCTACCAAGAATCAATATCAGTTAAGTCGAGCTCTATTCGAGCATGATGAGAATAGACTGTAAGTTCATCACCTATTCCGTTTGGAGTTATCTTCCAAGTAAAAGATCCATAGTCTCCATAGAGAGCCTTAATGTGAGCCTTCCATCGATCGAATCTTTTCTGTTGTTTGTCGTTTAGTCTTACACAGATTTCAGTATTCATGATTTATGTATTAGTTAGATAAAGAGTCTGGATAGTAAAGCAAAGTAGGATTCTTCTTTTGGATGTCTGGAACTTCTCCATATTGACCTATCCTCTTACTGAATTCCAAAACATCGAAACGTTTAGTGATAAAGTGATAACCATTTTTAGTAGGAACGACTGCGATAAGCTTAGGTCCTTCAGGAATTACTGAATCGATTATGTGAGCGACGCGGTGCACAGTAACTTCGTCCTTCGTATCAATGTCTACGATCCATCTCTTTTCCTGAGTCTTGATCTGACCTACTACTGAGTCAAACAGACCCTTTTGATTGAAGTTCTCGTTTTGAATCCTTTGAGCGAGCGCAACCATCATGTTCAAAGAAACATCCGAATGATTTTGTTTCTGAACGTGGATATATGCCCTAGCCTTAAACACTTCGCACAACTGTTTGATTTCATCATACCTTCTTTCCAGGTGTTCTATGCTCTCGATACAGTATGATTTTATGGTTCGAACAGACTGGTGGTTGTCACGTTCCCCTTCGGGCTGATCTTTCTTCCTTTTGAAGACATAGAGCATGTAAAAGTCTCCAGTTTTCTCAAAGCTCAACAGTCCCTTGATCTGTTCTATGTTGTCAATACTCATTCGTTTAGTTTTCTGAACGCCTTTATTTTTTCTAATAGTTTGTCGTTGTGGTGATCGAACCATCTTGTGTCTCTCACCGTTGCAGTCAAGAAAGAAGGAAGTTCAGCAGTCTCTTCTGGAGCTATTGTCTTGAAACCCTTTCCTACTTCATTTCCTTCAGAATCAATCACGACCGTTTCAAAATCGAAACCCATCACGCTAGTTATCAACTGTCTGTCCATATCAGGCTTTTTTGTATAAACATGTATTTTCGTGCCAAATCTCAATGACATCGGCGTCTTTCATCGCTTTTTGAGCATACGCACGTACTGATTTTATCTTGTCATAGATCAAGACCTGACCGTTTCTCATGACTACTCTGATTGTTGCTCCGCCCTCTTCTAGGCTAAGTTCGTTTGTTCGGTGAGCATCCGATACTTTTAATTCATCCATTTTCTAGTAGTTTTATTTTTTAACTCGATTGTTCGAATAAATAACTAAAATAATTATACAAAATGCCAGGAAGAGTTTTAAACTTTTTTGAGTTTTCTGATAAGTATTCTAGCGGCGAAGCTACTGAGAAGGACTTACAAGACGTTACGTCAGCTGCCGCAAACTTTGCAGACGGCTTTGATGATTCTACATACGATCAACCAGAAATAAAACCAAACAGACCAGTAAACGGCGAGTATGCGACTACTCCAGCTTCACCTACAGGCTTTAATCCAGAGTCTTCGAAAGAAATGGCAGCACCAGTACAAAAGACCGAAGAGCCTAACGATTCAGAAGAAGAGGATGACGATGATGAAGATGAAAAGGACGAAGAAGTAGAAGAAGGAAATCCTGAAGAATCTAATGAGTCTATGAAGTATGCAAAATCTTTTAGAGGATACGTCAACGAGATGTATTCTGATTATGCAGCAGACGAAAAGGATCCAGAGTCGGGGATGCCATACACAATGGAGCCAGACTCTACATTAGGATTAGATCCTTATGAAGTGGATGGAGCAGACTCTTTTGGATATTATCCAGAAGGTGAGGACGTATGTCCTGATTGTGGTGAAGACTTGGTCGAAGACGAATATGGAGTCAACTGCGGTTGTAACATGTAAAAACCAAAAATCATGCAAGAGATGTCGGCAATAATCGTCGCCTTTATTACTGGTGTATTAGGACCAGTACTAATAATGGTGGTAAAACACTTCATAGATAAAAAGTCCAAGAAAAAGGACATGATTGCTGATGCCTGTGAGGTAAGCAGCGCAGTCGTTTTAAAGCTTGACGAGATCAAGGAAGAGTATTCGGCCGATCGTGTCTGGATAGCCCAGTTCCATAACGGTGGGCATTTCTATCCAACTGGCAAATCAATAGCAAAGTTCAGCGTTTTTTACGAAACAGTTGAGGCAGGAGCTTCTTCCATTCAAACTAACCTACAGAACATTCCGGTAAACCTTTTTAGCAAGTCAATAAACTATCTATTGAAGGACGAAATGATTAGGATAGCTGATTTCAAGGACGAGACTCTTGCTACTTATGGACTCAAGTATTTCGCCGAAGAAAATGGCACAAAATCCCAATATCTATTTTCAATCAGAAGCCTGGATGGAAAGTTCATAGGTTTCATGTCAGTAGACTACACCAAAAAGAAGACTAGACTGACTGATCAAGATATAATTGATCTAGAGATAGTTGCTGGTACCTTAGGCGGAGTCTTAATGAATCATCTAACTCGATGAAAAGAATAGTAGAAAACTTTAGAGACTTTATAGTGTCTGCTAGGATAAACCAAGAACCTGGAGCATGGGAGCTTTATTCTGCAAACCCTAGAGGAAACGACAGGGACATGATAGAAGGAGTGATTGACATAATAAGAAAGGTAAGGGACAAGTCTAATCGTAACGATATTGCAACATACATGTTAGAAAAGTTCAAGGAGGAAAACGTAGAAGTTGATCCTATTGACTTTATGAAGTCGTGTGGATTTTCTTAATAATCGTCGTCATCGTCAAAAGAGATGGCACTAAGGGATTCTGATTCCCAATTCAACAGCACATCGTCAAGCTCGTCATCGACCATTAACAGAATCTGTAAGTAGTCAGATTGCTGTACACCCCTATTCAATTGAATCCTTTCCTTTATGGCATCCGCCTTTTTTATGATGGATGACCTTAGTTCCTCAACTATTGCTTCAGTTTTTTTATCGTCTTTGCCCATTTTGAGAGTCGCCTTTATAGACTTATATCGACAAAACATAAAAAGTTTTAGATAAATAAACTAAAGAAAAATAAGTCTAATAACATGAAGAACTTTATGTCAATCAGAAAACTATACGAGGATTTTAGTCCAGAAGAAGCTGGTCAGATGAATGCTGCTCCTTCTCCAGTACAATCTATGGATCAAATGGGGATGAATGAGCCTATTCAAGACAACGAGCCTATCGAAATGGGTGCTCAAGAAGAGCCTATGGAAACGCCAGCTGAGCCTAAGATGCTTCCTGACTTTGACCCTATGAACCTAACTGTTGCTCAGTTCATGGAAAGATGTGATAAGATCAATCCATTGGTTTGTATGGGACTTAAGTCTTTTATCGAAGAAAACTCTGATGCCCTTGCTGCTGAAGTAAACGGAGGAGAAAGCTTTGATCTAGACAGTGAGGCTAACCTAGACTTTCCAGCGACTGACGCTCCTACACAGCCAGCTGACTTCTCTTTAGATCAGCCTACCTCAGATCTTAACTTCCCACAGGCTCAGAACACAGAAATCTAAAAATCTACCGATTCATGAAGAGGGCAAACGAATGGTATGGTGCAAACACGATGGGCACAGACGTTGACCATTTGATCCCGTCTCCAGACGAAAGGAGATTCAATCACATGATGTATACTGCTGGAACGAGCACAACTGTTCCTTCACATTGGAATAACTCTCCTTTTTTGACTGGAGGAAGGTTGACTAGCGCATTTGGTGCAAACCCTAAGGGTAAGAAGAGAGCGATTATGAGCTATCGTGAGTTCTTAGAAGCAAAAACCAAAAAGAATAAATAACAAAAAGACTATGGGATACGTTCAGAACTTTACTAGCTTTACTAACGGTAAGAATAAGATGCTTAGCGAAGAGACAGACGTTATGTTGACTGACAAGACTTTAGTGGACCTTTCTGCTAAGGTACAACAGTATAAAAACCAGATAAACCAGTGGGAAAGGGATATTGAGAATAGAAAAAAGGTGTTGGCCGATGAGACAGCTAAGAAACAAGCGGCAGCTGCTGCTCAGCCTGCACCGACTGCTCCACCGCCGGCGCCTACTGCTTAAAAGATGAAGAGAAACATAAAGACATATGATGATTTCATTAATGAATCGACTAAAGAAGTGGTCTACCCTACTAATTTTAAGGGTATGGTCCAAAGCGCATTATCTGGACTGTATACTCAGATCATTGCCATAGCTCAGGAGTTAGCAAACGAAAAGGCTGCTAGAAATCCAAATAGGTATTCTGGTTCCATTCAGGAGGTCGACATAACGAGGGCTATGAATATGATATTCCACAGTGATTGGAAGAAGAAGATGAAGGAGAGGGCAATCGGAGACGTCCTACAGAGTTCTATGACTAGGGCTGGAAAACAGGACGAAGTAATAGGTAAAAAGAACTTAAGAGCATTAGGTAGATCTAATGGAGACAAGGACTTCCAATTAGACATCGATAAGTCTAGCGTTAGATTTAGCGATGAACGTGGAAAAGGCGCGGGTTCAAATCAATAAAGAAGAGATGACAGAAGTAGAATTACTAGCAGACATAAACGACGAGATCACGTTTTCAGGAGCCTTGCCTTACTCCCTACCGGAGAAAGAACTAAAGAGGATCTTGGAAAACGATAGTCGTTATTTCTACGACAACTGGAAACACGCAGTAGAGTCTCAGTATCTTCTGTTGCCTTTGGAACTATTCACTACTCCACAGTTCAGTAAAAAGAGACAGATACTGCTACCGGATTGTGTACAATTTGTGGTAGACTTTAAGGAAGCAAAAGGAGGATCGATATTCGCAACGATCGATAGGGACTTCGCAGAACAGAAGTTTATCGGTTCAGAAGTATTCTTGACCCCTTTTATCGGGGAAAGCATCATGTATAGAACAGTAATGTTCTCTTTCCTAGACTTGACGAAAGCAATGTTAATAGACTCTATTGCATACGATTACAACAAGAACACAAAACTTCTTGGAGTTTTGGGAAGAACGCCTAAGACTCCGGCAGTATTAAGAGTCTTTAAAAAGCTTGAAAAGGACAAACTGTACGAGGACGAGATGTTCCAAAGATACGTTCGTGCTCACGCTAAAGTCAGACTATCTCACATGTTACAGACGTTTAACTATCAGCTTCCTGGCGGAATAACAGTAAACTATCAAAATATAGTGACTACTGCCGAGAAGGAGATGGAAGACGTTAAGACTATGATGAAGGGCGAAAACACGGCCGACTGGATGTATCTACACAGACAATAACTAATAAGGATGGCACAGCTTAGAGAGATTTATTTTAGGGATCAAAGCGATCCGAAATTCAGAGCAGACCAGGTGGAAGTGACCGACGACTTGGAAGCTACTATTCAGCAGATCATGATGACTATCTTTACCAAAAAAGGAGAGGTATTAGGGGAACCGGATTTCGGTCTAAACTTAGATAACTATCTTTTTGAGTTTGACGTAGATCCTACTAGTCTAAGTAGAGCAGCACAAGATCAGATCTATAGCTATATACCAGAAACAAAAAAGAGAAGGATCACTATCGAACCTTCCCTTTATCCAGATACTGTTTCTAATAGAGACATCCTAGTCTTGTTAATAGACGTCCCTGAAATCAAAGAAAAAATAGCTGCCTTTTACGACTAAGCTATTTCTACTCCTGCAAAGGACTCAATCAAAACTCGAAAGTTACGTTGACGACTGTTCAACATCTCAAGGTGTGCACGCTTGATCTGCAAAGCTCGGGAAAGATTAGAACGAGCTTCAGCTAAAGCTTGATGCTCCTCATTTTCTTTACAATCGCTAATGAATGCTATCTTTCTAGCCTCATCGTTCGTGTATGCCTTCTTACCGGTTTCGTCAGTTGCATTCAAGACTGCAGTCTTGATGTCTATCTCAAGACTTTCAATCTCGTTAGAGTTCTGTTCGATGCTTTCAGTAAGACTGATGATGTCCATCTGATATGCCAAAATATTTTCTGGCAAAGTCTCTAGCTCATTTGCTAATTCCAATACGTTTTTCATAGTTCTTTTATTTTAGAACTACTGTACTAAACTTTTAGATTAGATTAAAGTTGGCCTGCTCCTGCGGTCTCACCACCTTCTTTGGTTTCGCTACCTCCTGCTTCTGGTGCTGCTCCTGCTGGTGCTGCTGGTGCACCTCCTCCTGCTGGTGGTGGAGCTGCTGCACCTCCTGCCGGTGGAGCTTCAATTTCA